AGCACTCTTCCAACCACCTTGGAAACTTTGTTGGTAGTCATAAGTTTCTTTGGCACTCTTTTCACGAGCAGTCTTTTCCTTGTCATACACTTCATTGATACCAGCAATTTGTGTGGCTTTGAATTTCTCATTGGCAAGAATCTTGGCTTCAATGGATGCTTTTTGTGTTTCAGTTAATTGTGTATCTTGTTCAAGTTGTATTTCTAAATGACGTGTCTCGGCATCAATTTGATCAGCAATACTCTTTAACTTGGCCTGTCGTTCATCCTCAATGCCTTTTAGTAGTCGAGCAATTTGTTGCTCACGAGGTGTCAGGGCTTGTGTTTGTAATTCAAACTCGGCATCCTTGATGCGTTTGGCACTTTCAACACCAATGTTGCCCAATTGCATGGTCAAGTCATATTCACGAGTCATGATATCAATTGAGTCCTTGATACCTTGAATCTTCATGTCGTATGCTAACTTGGTTGCAGTATAAGTTTGGTTTGCCGCATCGTAGTTTTTCTTTTCTTGTGCTTCAATACCTGGCAACAAGGCCAATTGTTTATCAATAGTAGCAATAACTTCTTTGTCAGCAGTTAGTCTCTGACTTTGTAGTTTTGCTCGTGTGTCAGAAGTTTTCTTTTCAATGTCAGCATAGGCTTCCATTTGGCGTTTTTGTTGATCACTAACACCAATCAACTTGGTATCCATTGCTAACTTTTCACTAAGTCCTGCCAGGTTGTCACGCAAAGCCTGAGTAATGTCAAGTATGGCTTGCTTTTCTTTGGCCCAAGCATCAGTTGCTTTCTTAGTAGTATCAGTTGCTTCTTTCTTTGTATTGGTGTAGCCAACAATCTCTACTCTATAAACTTCAGTGGCTTCAGCCCCTTCTTTCTGACTCTTGCGGAATGCTTCACTGGCTGCTAAACTTTCTTCAACTGCTTTGTTATAGGCCTTGATAGGGTTTTCCATGTTCTTGATAGCATCAGCAGCCGCAGCCAATCCAGCAAAACGAGCACTTAATCCATCAATAACAGCATAGAACTTATCTACAATAAAGTCACGAGTTTTCTTTAACCAATCAACCATGCTTTCAAACGCACCATTTACGTTATTCACAATCAGAGTAGCAAGTGGTGCTAACTTGTCAGCAAACAACACAATGGCAGCAATCACAGCACCTACGGCTGCAACAACAGGAGCAAACACTAATGCAAGTCCAGCCACGATGCCGCCTAACACTTTAAACATGTTGCCTAAGTCTTCGGCTGATATTTCCATGTTGTTAAAGTGATCAATAACTGGTTCTAAAGCCTTGAGTATCGTGTTGCCCATGTCACTCATTAGTTTGGCTGCTTTATCACTTAACTCACCTGCTTTACGAATACTTTCACTGAATTGTGCGGCAGAAATCTTGCCTTGTTCAAACTCGGTAATCAACTTTCCAAGATCAACACCTGCAATGCTCTTACCAAAGATTTGTGTTGCGGCTGCTGTCTGATTCATACCAGGACCTAATGCTGCCAACTTACGGATTGTTTCTTCCATGAGTTCGCCTGTGCGGCCTTGGTATTTGTTTAGGTCATTCAATGAGAAGCCTAAATCTAAGAATGCTCTTTGTGCTTGCTTACTGCCCGTAAATGCATCATCAAAAGTTTGTGCCAACTTTGTGATCAATTTGGCAGCATTTTCTGCTTTACCGCCTGAAGCATTAAGGGCCATCTCGAGCCCTTTGATTTCTTCAATGCTGAGACCAGTTGCGTCAGCCAAATCTACTGTGGCGTCTGCGGCGTTGATCAGATTACCAACAAATGCGGCAAAGCCACCACCTGCCATGGTAGCAAACAAGTTGGACAGTCCGCCACGCAGGTTGTCCAAGCCACCTTTTAATTTGTTGAAACTTAATAAACTATCAGAGCCTGCTTGATCTGCTTTCTTACCAAAGTCTTGAACCTGGCGAGTTGCCTGGTCCATTTGTGTTTTAAATTGATTTGCATCAACTTTTAATACCAATGTCAAGTCTTTTGCCATCGTATTACTCCTTATTTTTCTACGTCAGAAACCAGTTTATCAAAAACTTGTTCCATGTGATCCATAGTGGGACCACTCATACCTTGAGGGGCTTGACGACTTGATCCCTCATCTAACCTGGCCGCATAAGGATAGTTGGCATCAACACCTTCAGCAGTCTTAAATGTATTTCTACGAGCATTACCAGTTCGAATAGGTGTAATGCTTTTAAAGTATCTGTGTGCTTCTGTGATCAAGTCTGCTTCAAGTGTCCGAGCAGTTTCAAACATGTGTTGCACTGGACTGGTATCAACTCGTAATTCAATCATTTTTTCTTCCTTACCTTTTCTAATGCGGCTTTCATGGTATCTTGATCTAACTGTCGAGTCGGGCGGTATCCACGAGCACCATTGGTCAATTTGTTTGCTTCTTGCTTACAATAAATCTCATATGCGATGGCTGTATTGGCTACCTTGAGATCAAAAGTTGAAGCACTTCTCAAGGCTTGACTGGGGAGAACACCATATCTTGTAGCAACTCTGTCAATGGTCAATAACAAGTTGCGTTCATCCCCTTCTGTCTCTACAGCCTCACTTACTTTCCCAGGAGTTCTACCACCTTATTCACAGCCTTTAACAATAAGTCAGAAGGCAATGTAAGTTCATCATTCATGATAGGTGTGCCAGATTCATCAAGAATCAACTTTTTAATTTGTTGGATCATTTCGCCAAGATTTTCACTACGAACTGTAGCCAGTTGTGCAAATGTTTCAAGTGGTTGGCGGTCATATACCCAGAACTCTAAACTATCTTCATATTTTTCGATAGTGTCTGCGTCATCTAATGCGATACAAATAAGTTTTGGCTTACTTGCGTATTGTGTCAATTTCTTTGCCATATAAATCTCCTAATCTGGTCTTTAAGTGATGTATGCCTGCTATTGCAAACATATATCTACGATGTGCTTGGTCCAAGTCCTGTCGTGCGTGACGCACTTCATTCAGCCCTTTTGCAAGTTCTTCTTCCAAACTGGCTAATACTTCCCCAATATCGTGGTTGTCAAATATAATCATAACAGTATTATTTAGTCAAGACAAAGCCCTGACCTTTTGAGCCAGGGCTTGTTTTACAGATTCAGCAGTTTATGCTAAAGTGTAGTTTCCATCTACTTCAATGGTCAGAGGTGAAGTCCATAGAGGTTGATCTGGTGTCACACTCATTGTCAAGCCAGCCAGGAAGCCTGTGCCTGAAATAGTATTGCCAGTTCCGCCACCCATGTCAATCTCAAAATAGATGCGTAGTTTGTCATTGGAGATCTTGAATAAACCTTTGTCGGCAGCAGTAGTATCACCGGCACCGTCACCAAACATGGCAGCATCATCAACAATAACACTTAGTGTCACTTGGTTTGTTGCTGGTGTTAGAACGGCACTTTCACTTGTGCTGTTTAGGGTCTTAAATCTAAACACACCATTAGAGTTAGATACGCCAATTTCCTGCAAGGCTGGGATAGCCAGAGGATTTGTCATACCAGATTCTAAGGCAATGCTTAGTGTGGCGAATTCGCCTGCTCCACTTACATTGATATAACTCATTTTATGTTTCCTTATTCGATATTGCGAAACTTATACTCTACAGTATAAATCATCACATCGCCGGTGATCTCAGTTGTGTATTCAACAAATCTTTCATAAGACTCACCAAATACTGTAGCATCACGGGCTGCTTTAATTGCACTCAACGCATTGTCAATACCTGCGGGTTGATTTTTAGCATCTACGGCAAGATATCCTCGAACGATAAGTTGTCTGCGTTTAACATTATTACCATTCAAGATTGGGATAAGATCCTCATCTACTCTTTGCTCGGGCCCCAAATACAGTCTTTTCATATTTTTTAAGTATAAAGGTTCTGCTCCACTTGTCCAGGGCAATTCAGCACTTACTGCAATGCCGGTGGCATTCAATAAACTGGTCAATGCTGTTAGTAGTTCTGCTCTCATCGTATTCTCACCAAGTTGATTCGCACTGGATCCCTCTCAGCAGTTTCCACTGTGGCGTCTGCATCATAATCATACCAATCCCCAGATTCAATTAGTTCAATAAAGAGTTCGTCTGCACGTTCTTTATAGAACAACATCTTTTGTCGTTCATTGCTGTTTTCATTTGCAAAGTCCGCAACCTTAGGCAAGATATAATCTGCTAAGGCCATGGCCACTGTCAAGTCAGTAAAGTCTGCTTGACGGCTTAGAATACGCAATGGATCAACTGTGGGAACCAGTCTTGGATCACGATTTAGAGCCGAGTTTCTGCGGTAGTTGTATTCCTTCCACCACTCACTGCTTCGAACACGAGCAAGCAATCTCTCACTTGCTCGTGCCAATAGGTCTTCAATGTCTGCTTCAGAGTTGAGGATTTCATTTTCCTCAAACAATCGGCTATCACGATCAACCACATCCTGATATTCAGCAAAACTGATAAATGTGCCTGCACTAATAATAAATGACATCGTGATATCCTTTTCAAATCAACTATTAAACATTGACCAACTTAACACCACGTGTGGCGTCAATGACACCAACACCTGCGTGTAAAGAAGCAACAATGTCATTACCAACTGCGGCTGCACGGCGTTGAACTTCTAAATCAACATTTTGGAACATGGCGATTCGCAAGGCATCTTGCGAGAAGATGAAGCCCTTGTTTGCACCAGAAACATAAGCACTTTGGAACAAACGAACACCACCGATTTGACCAACGAAACCATTGCGTAGTGCTTCAGTTTGGAAGTCACCACCAGCATAGTTCTGGTTGCCAATTGCTTTCATCAAGATAGCAGTTTGTGCTGGGCTCAAAATACCAAACAATTGACCCATTTCACCAGCACCACGGATTTGTGCTACGGCGTCAAGGATTGCATCAACGGATACTGGATCAGAGTCAGATGTTGAACCAGTCAATGAACCCATTGCTGTGATAACATCTTGGTCAAATGCTTTGGCAACTGCATTACCTAAACTACGACCCAATTCACTTGGATCAATGCCACCCAAATCACGGATAACATCACGGGCTGCATAAATGTTAGCAGAGATTGTGACCTTGGCTGCTGTCACGCCAAGTGCGTTGAAGTCATCAACGTTGTGGGCAGCAGAAGTCAATTTCTGTGCTGTGACTGCACCCATAACTGGAACTTGTGCAGAGATACTACCTGCTGGTAGTTGAATTGCGGGAATAAGACCACCACCTAAGAATAGGGAGTTTTCTTGTGCTGTATAGACTGTGGCTGCTTTGGTAGCAACTACTAATGCGTCTAAGTCATATGCGGTATTGAACGCCATGATAATAATCCTTTTAAATTAAAGTTTGCCGGTGCGTCTTGCTTCGGCATATATCTTACGATGATCGGCACGAGTCATATCTAAGTTGCTCAAGTCAATGGGCCCTGGGCTCATATCACGAACGCCACCTGATGTGTTAGTTGTTGCTGGTGCGGCTGATACAAAGTGTGGATTAGCAGTTAGCCAATCTTGAACATATTGTTCTACACTTAAAGGTTTGCCCTTTTCACTATATCTAACGCCACCTTTGTCATCTAACACTTCCACTTCGCCGTCATCATTTAGTCTCAAATTATTCCTAAGCAGTTGTTTCACTTGTTCAGGATTTACACTACGATATTGTGCGGCGTAGTTCAATAGTGGTTGTTCCAATTTGAACTCACGAATGATATTGTCTCGTTTAGCAATCTCTGCCGCAGTCTTTGCGTTGAGGTCACTAACGATCTTTTCAAAGTTTCCTTTTTTCAAATCCAGTTCTTGCTGTTGTTTGCGATAGTTTGAGACGATATCTCGCAACTCATCTGGTTCGCCTAAGTCAGCATAACGACTGGAGAGTTTCTTTTCTAACTGGCTTTTTGTTTTTGCCAGGATAGCATTCAACTCATCTTGAGTAAAGGTCTTTGTTGCCTGATTATTTGTTTCAGTGGTTGTATCAGTTTCCACATTTGCTGTCATTTGTTCTTGATCTGACATTGATCACGCCTCCTTGGGGAGTTAAGTTTGGTAGGGCAACTCAGTGCTGCCCTTGGTTTATTTAGCCTTTTAATTCAAGCCCATCTTGGCAGCAGTGATTTCTGCTGCCTGTTCGGCTTGTTCTTTATTGTATTCATCAATTTCTTCAGCCAACTCATGTTGATAATCATCTGGACTGCCAGGATATTCTGTTAAGTTTAAATCCATTAGTTCAGTAATTTCATGTGCCACAGCAGCCTTAATATTGGCTTCTTGCACCTGGCCATATACTTTTAGCAATTGGTCAAGTTCATTTGAAGTGTCACGAATACTAAAGGAGTCTGGATAATCAATAGTGCCTGTCCATTCCGTGCCAGTATAGGCAGCATAGAATTGCCAGATTTGTTCTTCGGCCAACTCAATGTTATCAGCCATTTCAGAGAGGCGACTGTTCAACAGGGCAAACTCTACTTCCCTTGAAATGCCACTCATTACTCGTGCTTCGGTGCCACGGATACTGCCGGTGTTGGCCATCTTGTCAATTGAGTTGATGGTATTTTGAATAGCAGTATAAACACTACTAACTTCTTGACCTGAGAACTCCAACACATATGGCTTCAATGCTGGGTCCAGGTTAGGGGGCATGTGAATCAACGCACCAGCACCAGAACCTACATTGGTCTCGGCAGTGGCAACCAGGCTTGGATGTGATCCCAATCTAATACCTTGCTCTGCTTCAGAAGTCAAGTTGTAAATCAATCTTGCGGCATCAGCAATATCTTCAATGCTGGAGATACCAATGCCACGCACAGTAGAAGTCTGATTGTATAAGATCACAGCAGGGATACGACCCAACTGATTTTCTTCAATAACCCGATCAACAACTTCTTTCTTTTCATGATGAATAGTAGTTGTTTGAATCGTTGTTTGCGTCCATTCTTTGATTACACTAACACTGTGATTTGAATCTTCAATGTATTTGAAATACACAAGTTCATACGCACCAACTGCATTGCGGCTCCAGGTAAAGTCAGTCACTACCAATGGACTCAGCAAGTTCAAGTATGGACGCACACCAGCAGCCAATTCATCAGCACGAGTGCGAGCACCTATATTGGGTTTAGATACCATAATCCAGGAATGGCCAAACACATTGCTCCAGATAGCAGCCTGTTTCATAAACGCATCCATATTGCGTCCTTCACGATCAGCATCTTCTAAAAAGTCTGGCAGTGCTGTGTCTGCTTCTAATGTGCCAAATTCACGAGTAGGTGGAGTTCTAAACAAAAATGAGATATAAGTGGAGATGATACTGCGTGGATGATTGTCATACGGAGTATTTTCTAAACGTTGTGCATATTCTGCGGCTGTCTCTAACTGATAACGAGTTAGATAACTGCCTTGTCGATAAGTTTCTCCGCCACTGAAACTGTCATATAAGAATGACCAACGATTACGATAACGACTTACGATGGGATTCACACTGGCCGCATCAGCATAGTTTTGACTTAGGATTATGTCCATAAGATTTCCTTTAAGAGTTTAAGCAAGTGCATGACCGAATCGACGGGCCACTTGGGGGCCTTGTTCTCTTTGTAGTGGGAACAAGTATTCAATAGCATAGGTAAGACTGTCGAAATGATGGTCCAGACCTGAGTCCTTATCTGGTATCTGTGTCCCCTCTTTGAAACAGAAACCTCTAAGGCTTTTTATAGTGTATTTACACTTGGGATCTATGTGAAACCGTGTTGTGTTGTCTGTTCGTTGATGGAATAGACTGTTGGCCGCATTGATACGATCTTTCACTAACGGATGAGCACGGTGATAAAACACACGGAAGCCTGCGTTCTCTAAGATCTTGATATCAGTGTTGCCATTGGCAGAAGTCTTTCGTTGTGTGCCCGCAGGATCCGGATAAAAGTTGATTGGGTTAGCAGGATATCTA